CTTCTAGTGGGAAGTAATGAACCCCATGTTTTCTTGAGAATTCTTGATAAACAACTAGTTAAGTAGAACCTTTACCAACCGATGTGTTGAACGTGCGCCCATGCCCGCGGCGAATAACACGTGAAGATGTGCATGAGTAAGTCCACCTTCTTAATTGAATGGTGGAGCAAAGTTGCTGTGTCGAAGCATAATTGGAATACCAATTTTGCGGGCCTCTCGCGAATTGGTTCCTTTTGTGCTTGTCGTTTTTAATTTTATATGAAAATGTCAAGCCAAGGAACTTCTGTCGCGTGTAATAATAGTATCGTAAATAATTGTAATGAGGTTTACGTTTGCTCTACGGAGAAACACGACTCAATACTAACCCATGTCGACGATTTTAATGTCGATCCCACCATGCCTCCGTTGGAAGTCGCTAATTACGATAGTGATAGTGACGATGACAGCGATGATGAATACGTTCCTCAATCCGCTGTTCCATCGAAATCAAAACAAACAGCACGGAAACAATCTGCCAAAAGCAAACGTGTTCGTAAGTTTAAGATTTCTGTTAATCCTAAGCAAGCAGCGCGAAAGAAATACGCTAAAAACAAACGTGCTCGAAAGAAACAAAAAATGAAGGATTTGAGGAAATATGGAAGTATGCATGGTGTGCCCACTCCAAAGTGCGTTCGCCAACCAAAGCAAACTTTAGGGAACATTGATTTCGTTCACCAGTCTCTTTTAGAACATGTTTATCCTGCTAGTATTTTAAATTTAGCCAAGGAGACAGTGTCATCTATAAGTGCGGGAGCCCATACATCTAAGATTTTTGAAGTCTTGGAAGTCATTGCAGCTCTTGCCATTACATTACCTGCTTTGAAGACTCCCGCTCAAATAGCAGCTCAAATAGTTTTATCACTGAGAGCTCTTACTACTGGAAGTTTGTGTGAACAGATTTTAGCCCAAGAAGATGTTATCAAATGGTGCAAAGATTTGTTTGGTTTTAATATTTTTGAACCTCAAGCTGGTACATTTGGAGACGCTAAAAAGTTAAAAGGTGTAGAATGGTTAAGCAAGATTCCCGAACTTCGTGAAAACTGGGATTCTGTCCGTAATGCACCTGTATTTGAGAAAATTTCTGCACTGATTTCAGTCGCAGCTGCCGTTGGTTTGTGCTCCGTTACTAATCTTAAATTTTCAGTACATGGTATTGATTTATTTAGATTGTGTGCTGCACCAAAACACGCTACCGCCATGGATTTGGTAGGAGCAGTTTTGGACACCGTCGCATTCTTTATAGAAGGAGGCTACGAGTGTTTTAAACAAGGGTCTTTTAAGCCTTTCTTCTTCACAGACGATGATAGTAGGAATTTAGATGAAATTTATTTTCCACTTATTGAGTTACATGAACATGCTATGGTTTTTAATTTACATGAGAAAAAAGTGAAGATTAAAGGGGAGACAAGGACGGTTAGTGATCTCGAATATAGTTCGCTTCTTGATGAAGCTTTGGAATTGGCCGAGAAGTTGTTCAAATCCGCTAAGGGTACTTGGCAACAAGGTTATTTGGAAAAGCGTATTGACGTTTTGAGAAAGAACCGTGCCGCTTATCAATCGAAGAGAATAGATGGCTCCATGCGCTATGCTCCCTTTACGGTTTATATTTGGGGAAAGTCTGGACGTGGAAAGTCTACAATTGCCCAATTGGCAATGGCCGATTGTTTAGCAGCTTCAGGCATTATTCCTGATTTTAAGAATATTGCTATTCTGAAAGAATCTGACAAATATGATTCCACACTCAAGGGCGACACCGCAGGTATTTTTCTAGACGATCTTGGAAATAGTAAGAAGGAATGGTTAGAAAAGTCCCCTACAGAACGCATTGTTGATATTAACAACAACATGATCACCTATGCTAATAAAGCGGATCTACATGAAAAGGGAAAAATTGAAATTAGGCCTCGTGTATTTATAATTACGGCCAATGTCCCCCTTGCTACTTTAGCTAATACCGGATCCATTTGTCCTTTTTCCATTGTCCGCCGTGCCGATTTCCATTTGGAAGTTGCAGTTAAACCCGACTATGCTCTCCCTGATGGTAGATTAGATAGTGCTAAGGCGAGAAGAGATTTTCCAGGAGATAATTTATGTAATGATCTGTGGGATATTAATGTTTATACACCGATGGAAAAGTCAGCTGGAGGAGATAGATCGCACTTGCGCCATATTGATGGAGTTAATGAATGTAAAACTCGCTCTATCCATGATGTTCTTCGCACGCTTACTACAGCTTGCAAAGCACATTTTGAAAGTCAACGTGACTTAGTTAGGAAAGGTCAAAATCTTGTGCAATCACGCAAATATTGTCCTACTTGTTGCTTGGCTGCTATGTATTGTGAATGTATCAAAGTTGAGGAAACTGTTGAGGACGACAATGATGATATCGATCCTTCTATGCCTCCGTTGGAAGTCGCTAAGGACGACAGTGATAATGATGATGATAAGGACGACGATGATGATATCGATCCTTCCATGCCTCCGTTGGAAGTCGCTAAGTACGATAGTGATAGTGACGATGACAGCGACGATGAAGGTGATAGCCAGAAATGTGGCTGGCGTGTAGCGTTGGCTAAGAAGAAAGCGTCTAACGCCCACTGTCCGATATGTTACTTCCCTTCTGCTGCTGGCTGTGATTGTTCGCAAACTGAGGAAAACGAAGATAATAATAGTAATAATTCCGATGACACCACTGATGATGTGGATTATCTACATGCACTTGAACAGATTAGAGATAAGATTCCTGTCAACTGTTTTCCATTGTTTTCGGGTCTGTATGTCGAAACAATGCGGGAGGAGCAGGATGAAAAACAAGCATCGCTCGAAGAAACTTTTGACTTTCTTAGAAGACAATTTGATTCTATGGGAGCTGGATTATCCAATTTTTTAGGAAAGGTTCCCACATGGTGTTTTACAAACAGATTAATTTCTACTATTTACATGCTTATTAATATTAGGACCTTCCTTTTATATGAAAAGCGCGTTCGTAAGGTAGTTGGATTATCATTCACTTTGATGTTTGCAGTGTGTTATTTCTTAGATTGTATCCATTCATTTGTGTGTGGTGGAGTTTTGTTAAGCTCGCACGCCCTCATGTATGGAGGATTGTTGGCTAAATGGAGGAATGATCGTATGGATGATCTTTTAGCTCGTAGGGATGCGACTATGGAAATTTTTAGATCGATTCGCGAAAGTAAGACTAAAATGTTTATTAGTATGTGCGCCATCGCTGGTGTTATTTACAAGTTTACTAGTGTTCTTAGGACAGCCGTTGCACTACAACAATCAGCGCTGGTTCCAGAAAACGTCGCCGAAATCGAAGCTAGAGATAAGGAGGAAAATCCTTGGGCTACAGCAGTGGCCGCCACGTTGCATGTCAATGACAGATCTGCTACTATGACCTTTGAGCAAGTTCTCTCTAAAATTGAGGCTAATTTGTGTCATGGGGTTTTTGTAGAGAATAATTTTCAACAAAAGTGTAATATTTTGGCTCTAGGAGGCAATACATTTTTGATGCCATTGCATGTTTTTGAAAATCGAAAAGATATGAAAGCTTTAATAACTCGCAGAGATCCACGTCAGCTTAATTCCCAATTCAAAGCTATCGTGAGTGCCAATTACATGGTTCCCATTAAAGGAAAAGATTTGTGTCTTGTTAATATTGCTTCCGGTGGAGTCTTTGCCGACATCCGCCATTTATTTCCACAGGCTATTACAGCTTCTGGTTCTGGGCATTTTCTTTATAAGGAAGCCGATGGTTCCATGAAGTCTGATCCTATTCGTATTGCTTATACTAAGGATTCCAAGTCTGGTGGGCCTGGATATGATTATGATTTACCATATAATACTTTTACAGGATTGTGTATGGGTGTAGTAGTAGCTAAATTTGCTAGAACTTGCATTGCTGGTCTGCATTTACGTGGTATTACAGATACCCCTAAGGGTAAAGCGTTAACTATAACTAAGGATGAAATTGATGAAGCCTGGGACATTGCTACTAATACATGGGTGGGAGCTTTTCCTTCCACTGTAAATGGCGAATTCCCTGTAACCCGATATGACAGACAAGTTTTAGCTACACAAGATATCCATCCGAATTCTCCCATTAACTACCTTCCCCTGGGAAGCAATGTGGAGTATTTAGGGCAAAATGGACGTCGAGTGACTCACACCAAGAGTAAGGTGCGCAAAACACCTATTTCGGATGCAGTTGCCGAAGTTACTGGAGTGAAAAATGAATTTGGACCTCCTAAATTTCATAGAACCAGAATGTGGCAAGCATCTTTAGCTCATTCTGCCAATCCCAGTCCTGGGGTTGAAGGATCCCTTGTAGAACTAGCTTACCGCGATTACGTTGATGGTATCGTGAAAACACTAAAGCTTGACAAGTTCAAAACATGGGTTTTTTCTGAATTGTGTCCGATGACTGACATGCAAACTCTGTGTGGTAAAGATGGTCGGCGTTTTATTGATGCCATGCCTAAACAGACTTCCAAAGGTGAGCCTTTATCCGGTCCTAAGAGAGATTGGATTATTTTCCTGGACCCTGCAGACTACCCTGAATTTCAGTGCCCTGCTGAAGCCCATCCCGCAATTATGAACGAGATGAGAGCAATGGAAGTGACTCTACTCAATGGCGATAGATGTTATTTCCTTTTTAAAGCTTGTGTAAAAGACGAAGCAACTCCATTAATTAAGGATAAAGTTAGAGTCTTTCAAGCTGCTGACTGGGCAGGTCAAATGTTAATCAGAAAATACTTTCTGCCAATAGCACGCATGTTGTCATTGTTTCCTTTAGATTCCGAATGCGCCGTGGGTGTAAACGCTCAAGGCCCAGAGTGGGATGAATTGGCAAATCACATGAAGAAGCATGGAGTTGATCGTATTTTGGCTGGTGATTATAGTAAGTATGATTTACGTATGCCAGCACAGCTTATTAACGCCGCATTTGCTGTTATGATTGAAATTGCAGAAAAGTGTGGCAATTATTCGGCTGATGATTTAACTATTATGCGTGGTATCGCAACTGAAATTGCGTATTCGTGCGTAGCATACAATGGAGATGTCATAATCCATAAGGGATCTAATCCTTCAGGACACAATTTGACAGTCTACATTAATTGCATCGTCAATTCGTTGTTGCTAAGATGTGCGTACTTTCATTTGTGGCCTCAACGATTGGGCAAGCCTTTGCCTTTCCGTGAGGTGGTGGCTGTTATGACTTACGGTGATGACGTAAAGGGATCTGTTAAAGAAGGGTACGACTGGTATAATCACATTTCTTATGCTAACTTTTTGAAGGAACGTGATATGGTTTTTACCATGCCAGACAAAGAATCTGAACCGACTCCGTATATGAATGATCTTACTGCTGATTTTTTGAAGCGTGAGAATATATTTAATCCGGATACTGGAATGATTCATGGAGCTCTAGCTGAGGAATCTATCTTCAAGAGTCTCCACGCCGTCATGGAATCCAAGGTTGTGTCTTTAGAAGATCAATCTGCTGGAAACATTGACGGCGCTCTCCGTGAATGGTGGCAACACGGAAGAGATGTCTACGAATTGCGCAGGAAACAGATGAAAGAAGTCGCTTTTAAATGCAACTTAACAGATTCGTGTAAAATGCTGGCTGAATCCTATGAGGATAGACTGAAGCATTTTCAAATTCGTTATTTAGGTCGTAAACCTGATAGCGATGATGAAGTTGTGGATGAAAAGGCTTTTGTTTCGATAGTAGGCATCGAATGGGATATAGACAATCCCCACACCGACGTCCCGGGAAGACACTAAACTCGTCCCACTCCGGACCTATCCGTAGTATAAGTTTAAAATAGGGTTGTATATATGGATTACTGCACATTTTATAATTTACATGTTTGTATACTAGGTGTTAGCTTTGTACAATTAGACATCCTACCCTTAGGATACCGGTATTTACTGGAGGTTTCGTCTGCCACATAAACATTGTCACACACAGGAACAGCAGGTACTGTCCTGATGTGTTGTATATATTAAATGTTACCTACTTCAATTAATAATAATAATTCAAATAGTCTTGGAACTGACTCAAATAGTTCTCCTCCTGGTGCTTTTAGTGTCTCTAAAGCACCTGCACAGGTATCTACACAAAATGTACATTTTGTCGATGGAGACACACCATGGTCTTACGACATTTCGTCATCACCAGATGTCACAACTCAGCTTTCCGGCTTCGCAGACGCAGAGCTCGGTAAGTTCCTTGGCCGTCCCATTAAGATCAAAGAATTTCAGTGGACTCCGGAAGGTACTAGGTTGTTTGAGACTTTTAATCCGTGGACTTTGTTTTTTACTAACGTCGATGTTTTAGAAAAGATCAACCGATACCGTAATTTAAGATGTAACCTTCGTATGAAAATTCTAATAAATGGCAATTCCTTTTATTATGGAAGAGCTCTAGTATCTTATAACCCTTATCTTACAAATGATAATATAACATTAAATAGGGCTTTCTTTGAACAAGACCTAGTGGGTGCTTCTCAGAAGCCTCACTTTATGTTAGACCCCACCACATCACAAGGTGGAGAAATGCTTTTGCCATTCTTGTGGCCTGAGAATTTCTTAGACATAACTTCCCCTAATTGGCACGCCGATATGGGTAAGGTGACCGTTCACGATTTTGATGTATTGCACCATGCTAACGGTGGTGATGATCCCATTACTGTAAACGTGTTTGTCTGGGCTGAAGATGTTGTCCTATCTGTTCCAACTACTGCCCTAGTAGATGGCCTGCAGCAAGGTGTGACACAGTCTGGTGTTTCTGATTATCCTTTGGACGAATTCGGATTTCCAAGCTATGTTCAACAAGCTGCGAGTAAGCAGAAGAAGAAGGGACCTACAAAGAAGGTTAATAATACCATGTCTGGCGACGAATTTGTAAAGGACGGATTAATTAGCAAGCCTGCGTCGGCTATAGCCAATGCGGCAAATGCATTATCCATGATTCCTATGATAGCACCTTATGCTAAAGCTACCTCTATGGTTGCTAATCGCATTGGTCAAGTTGCTAAGATATTTGGTTATTCGCGTCCTCAGGTTCTTGAAGATACTAGGCCGTATGTTCCTCGTTATATGGGCAATTTGTCTAACACTGACACTCCTGAGCCTCTCGTCAAGCTATCTGTTGATTCAAAGAATGAGCTTACTATTGATACGAGAGTTATGGGATTGGGTGGTGAGGATGAATTGGCAATTGCGGCTATTGCCCAACGACCAACTTTTTGGCGGCAATTTGATTGGCCCGAGTCCGCGGTTACGGACACTTTATTGGCCTCTATTCTGGTAACTCCTCAATTGGTGCGTACCTTATCTGCATCACCAGTAACAGAAATTCACCCTACGGCTCTTGCTTTTGCTGCACAACCTTTCAGCGCATGGCAAGGATCGATTAAATTCCGTTTCAATGTTGTTTGTTCCGAATATCATCGTGGGCGTCTGAGGATTGTATATAATCCTAAGTCCAATAATTCCGGTGCTGTGGCTTATAATCAAGTTTATTCTACTGTTATAGATATTTCTGAAGACAGAGATTTCGAATATGAAGTGAAATGGGCTGATATTAGAGCCTGGAATACTGTGTTAAATTCAAGTTTACTTGGATTTCTTGACCAAGTACAATTCAGTACTACGGAATGTGTTTCTGCGGGTGATATATATGACAATGGTAGTTTGAGCATTTATGTAGTGAATGAATTGGCTACTCCAAGTCAAACTTCCGCTGCCGTGAAGGTACAAATATGGGTCAGTGGAGGAGAAGACATTGCTTTCTCCGTTCCTACTGTAGAGGGATTGAAAGATCTCTCCTACTTTCAACAACAAAGTGACATTGCTCCATATGTTGTACAGTCAGAGCAAGCACCTGAATGTTTGGCTACTACTGTCGATGAATCCAATGCTCCCCTTTGCTCCAATCAAATCGAGACTTTTGGGACTAATTCGGACATGATCAAAGAAGATAACCAATATCTTGTTTACCAAGGTGAACGCATTGTCAGTTTTCGTGATTTATTGCGCAGATACAACTACCACTCCTCCTATTGGCCTGGAGAGGTAGGTGAAGGTAACAGAATGGTTGCTTGCAATTTGACTGATTTTCCATATTACAGAGGATGGGACCCCAATGGTGGGGACAATGCGGTAGCCTCTTTGGGGCCACATCCCTACAATTTTTGCAATACTACTTTGCTAAACTATCTTACACCTGCTTTTGCATTTCGTCGTGGAGGTCTTCGTCATAAGGCGATACTCATTAACTTGAACTCTGGCGGAAACGTTGGTTCATTTGGTGTTGCCAGACATAATTTGTCAGGAACATCCAATAACATGGTTCCTTATCGTCTTGATGCAGCTTTAGTAGGTGGTAGGAGGAAAGAAATGTTAGACACATTGCGAGGTTCTTTGGGAGGAACGGCGCTTACGCCATCACAAACCAATCCGTGCTTGGAATATGAAACCCCGTTTTATACGCTGGGTCAGCGTTTTGTTCCAGCAAGGAATATTGATTACTATAATACTACTACCACCAATAATGGTTCGCACATGGGTCATGAATTAACGACCGAGTATCGAGCTAGTTATAATGTGACTTACCTGCGAATTGACAAGTACATTTCCACAGCTGAAGATTTTCAGTTGGGACTTTTCGTGGGTGCACCAGTTTGTTACGTGTACGAGAATCCGGCAGCGGTAGTTTAGATCATTTGGGTTCGGTCATGGCTATTGTAAGGAAATAAAATAAAAAATAAATAAAAAATTTGTATGTTGTACATTTGTATATATTTCATATTTTTACATATTGAAAAGACGACGGTCTTTAAACGGCGTAAGAGACTTTCACATGAGGTGAAAGTCAGGATACTGCTCGGCGGCTGAGCAGGGGTAATGAATTACTTGATTCATTTCCTGGATGAGATGCTTATGCATCTTACGTTGTGCTATTTGTAGTTCAGAGGTTTTTTATACAGAACCCTAGTAAGATGTTCGCATCTTATCTGGGTTTTTGATTTTTACTTTGAGTCGCAAATTTCTACAGCGTATGTCCAAAATTGTATATTTAGACGTGTAGTGTTCTTATGAGGTTGACCATTCCTCGCGTGACTACATGA